GAATACGTTCTTATATTACTCAACTCACCCTCCTAAGAACAAACCAACTATATCTTCAACTATTCCAGAGTCTCTGTAATTACCGCCAACATATGAAGAGGCATTAGGAGCCATTATAATCCATTCTCTTTCTGTTATATCGACAGAGTAGGAAAGATTGGGCATACTCTCTATCCAACATGAAGCTGAGAAAAATATGCTTTCCCCGCTAGAGTCTTTAATTATTAAAGGGAACTTGCCTAACAATGTCTCCCTATCAATACTGGTAATTGTCGTGAGAACATTATTGCTATCTGAAGCTGACGATAAAACAAAACTTACCCTATAGAGACCGCTATTAGTGAAACTTCTAACTACAGTCCCGTCTGGATACTCTTTAGTTTTGAAATACGAATTCACCCTGTCTATCTTGACCAAAGTATTGCTTGAAAACCCGGATATCTGAATCATCCCCATAACATAGACATTAACATCTTCCGGGGAGTATGTTGCTAATTTACTTGTATTCATACTGCCTCCTTATGTGAGAGGCATTAATATATGCCTCCCTATCAAAACCAAGTTAAGGAGTAGACGGGTTCCATTCCTGATCAACAGTGGCACCAAGGTCAACAAGGGCATCAAAACCACCACTTGTGAATTTAGCATTACCACCAATATGAATAGAACTACCAATGGTATGTAGTACCCAATCTCTGGTGGATATGTCTGTCTCAAAAGGAACGTCGGGATTACTCCCAATGAAACATGTAGGGGTTGATATAACCGTTCTTCCAGTCATATCTCTAATCAAGAAACTGAACAACTCACTGCTATCTCGGGCTGCCATATCTAACGCCAGCAGATAGGACAAAACATCATTACTCTCAGATGATTGGTGAAGAGTGAATGTTACATCAAGATTAGAAACATCACGGATAACACGGCAGTTAGTCCCATCGCCACCAGTGTATAATGTGCTGGCTGGGATAATTCTTGAAAGGTTTAAAAAACTTCCATCTGCAAATCCTGAGATGGTGTGCGAAAACTTATCATTAGATATCACACACACAACATCTTCAGGACTATACGAACCTAATAGAGTTGTATTACTCATTTATATCCTCTTTTTATTTAAAAATGTTCTTTAGAATCGATAACCTAGGCGTGTACTACCCCTTTAACGATTACGGTTGAAACTGCACCTGCCAAACGGGCTTCAAATGTAACTCTATCTAAGATTCGTTGTGCTCTAATATTCTCAGGGATAGCCAGCACTTGTGGGACATGAACTGAATATGTATCCACACCACCATTTGTTACAGCCTGGTCTAATACGCTTCTAACTTCACTTTCAATTAAAGCAAATCCTTGGGATGTGTAAGGGATTTTTTTTCTGTTAACTAATCTAAAAAATATTTGTTCTTGCATACGGGCATGAAGCCAATCTACAACTATGATCTCATCGATCCAAGAACCATCTACAGATTTACCTCTACGTGTAATATTCACCCCCTTAACAGGGATGTAATAATTATATCCACGTGATTCTAGTAATACAACTTCGTTATCTGTTAATCTATCTACTGTTACACCGGGGAGTTGCTTATATTCCCATGTGTTACTTCCAGGAACTTCAACTATTTGACTGCCCACCCACACTGCTTCAGGCCAATCTTGATGAGATGTGCGGCTGAACATAACAGCAGTTCTGGAATATCCTTTTAGATGCAATTGTTGACCAATATCCATATTCTCAATAGTGGTGTCACCAATACTGGAATCTGCGATATCATACTCATCTGTATAGTTTTGATTACCTTCCCCTCTATCTTCATTTACAATAATAGATTGATGTCCAGACAACACTTGGAACATATCTGGTGAAGTGAGTGTGAGTGTGGTAGATGTTATATCAGAAGAACCATTTGACTCAAAGGATGCAGATGTGTTAACATTAATAAAGTTACCCCATACACCACTATCTCTTGCAGCTTGGTAAATAGCACCATCAATATTCAATGTTATGGTAGAACCATCTTCACACCCAACAATAGAAGAATGTAAACTGATTAAAGATTTAAACTCAACATTAATCTGGTTATTATCTAGTGCAGTAGGGTCACTAACACTGACAACAAATATTTTTCTTTGTGATTGAATAATTGAGGCCATAGCATCAATATCTTCTTTCAAAGATGCATCTGTTAACAAAGCATACCAACCCTTATCGTCACGAATACAAGCGGTTAGTGCGTCACTGTATGTGCTACCAGGACGCTTAATTCCTATTTTAAATGTGGAAGGACGTAAATCTCCACTCAATAATTTTTGAGCAATCTTATAAGCGTTGTGCTCAATTCCAAAATCACTTGCTACCCCCTCGATTCCAGTGTAAGTGAAGATTTCATCGGATAACAATGCCGATAATCCACTCCCAACTTCCACCAATATCAGAGGGACATCAAATGAAGCAAGGTCAACAGCAGTAGTTTCTCTACTAATGTCAACAGTTACAATTGTATCAATTATAGCCATTTCTTATTCCCTATATTAATTTATTCAGTATATTCAGCAACAGACACAACTCCATTGCCTTCAATAATAACTTTTTCAATCCAATCAAACTTGTGTTTAGTGAACATAGAATATGTAAAATTAATATCTATATTCCATCCATCCACCCATTGTGTTTCCCATCTTTGTGGCACATTCCTAAGAGGGGTTTTATTTAAATACCCTAAATTGTTGTATGTAAATTCCCCTCTACATATATTATTATTATGCATAGAATGCTGAAATTCCATTGCATAGAGGGATGAATTCCTACCTATAAAAGAATATTGAACTGTTACTATATAGTGGGAAACAAAATCAATCTCATCTGACATTGTTGCCCTAAATATAGCACTAGATTTATCTGATTCACCAGTCTGGTTTATCATTATTATGTTTATCACACAATATTCATCATCAGGACTCATGACATCTTCATGCGAGAACAGAACAACTATATCTTTGTATCCTAATATCTCTAAAACCGTTTTTGTAGATGAGTATAGATTGTCCTTCAGCACTTCTATCGGTGATATATTAGGCACTATACTTCTCCTGCTTTCTTACGTAGATAATAAGATTTACTCAAAGCTATTTCTGCTTTAACATTCTCTGATATAAATCCAGTTTCAACTAAAGGATCATTTTTACCCTTCAAATTGGCAGTGGTGGGAGTATTGGGTACTTTAGAATATTCATGTATCACTTGTTTCATGACATTCCTAAGTTTCTCTTTTAGGTGGTATGCCATCATGTTATTTTTTGGATTCTTAAACACCCTATGCACATATGAAGGGACTAAATCATCAACAAGGGCTTTAGCTCTAGGCATGAACATAGTTCTTATAAAAGGTCTAGGAGGTGTTTTAGTGCCCTCAAACCACCCTTTATTTATATGCCCTTCCTCAAGCCATTGAACCAATTGTGCAGCAGATACTCCAGATGGATGCTGTACTCCATCCCAACCCACCTCAATATTGAAGTCTTGTAGATGTTTCCATTCCCTTCTTCTTCTATCAAATTTTTTAGTATCCCTCTTTATCTTAACTGTTGCCATCTCCCCTCCTATCATATCCAGCAGAATGTGGCACCCTGGCTGCTAAGATGTCTGTATGGTCTAATACCCCCATTTCCCACCTGGAGATTTTCATTACCTTATAGTAATTGTCTTTCCATATCACCATATCGGCATCATGCCCATTAACACCTTCCAATGCACCTCTAATATCTTCACAAGGATCACATAAGATTTTAATCCACTCCCTGTTTCTATCAGCTTCTGGTAATAGCCATAATTCCCTTGGCTTAGCAGGTTGAACATTACATTCAATTGTATGTCTGGTAGGAACTCCTTCCACCTTCCTACCTTTAACAAACACCGCTTCGGACGGTCTCTCCACTATCACCTCTGTTTTTCCAGTGAGCATAAACATAGGAAAAGATCTCCTCTTTATAGTCATATCTTCTCCTGTCTAAAATGTTCTACCGTTTCTGGTAGGCCAAGAACTATTCTCTAATTTTGTCCACCATTCATTACATGGAGTTATTTGTGATAAAGGGCTTCTATTAGTATCTGGATGTCCTTTATACTTAGAAACATCTTCTTTACTTATACCAGCTGCATAAGGGATAACGTCATTAGGGATGTTTAGGCTATGAGCATCGTTTATAAATGTATCCAATACATTCTTGTAGGATTTAGCAAACTCATTCCACACTTCAACATCGTAAGATCTCTCTCTCGTAGGGTAGCTTGAAAGCATGAATGCTATCGTTATAGCTACTCTCTTAGCTCCCCTTAGAATGTTCCACTTCTCTAATTCTAATAATGTCAGTATGTCATCATCATCCACCATGGGGTAGAACATGCAACTATTTGTGTCGCCAACCAGTATTCTAACTAATTTGACATATTCCTCTTTTTCTACAGGCGTAGGCATTTCCACTCTCCAATAAAATGGGGAGGACATATAACAACGTCTCCCCATACATGACATGTTTACTTATTAGTTAGAAACACTTTGGATTTTAACATTAGCTGCCGGATTAGTCATAACGTTGATAAAGTTGGTCTCTGTTTCAATTTCAATTTTATCACGTTTCACTGAAGGGAATTCAAAGTAGTAGGATTCCTTAGCAACTGTGTTAACATCACCAAAGCGCTCAGCAGGAGCAAACATAGTGCGGAAATGCCCAGTTCCCATAGGGAATGCAATAGCGTAGTTGTCAGTAATCCATTGTGTTCCATCAGAAGCAGCAGGATACTCAATGAAGGTGATTCCGCCATATGTAAATACATTCTGTCCTAAACGATTACGAAGATTAAGCTCAAATGTTCCTTCCATTCCAGGTTGAATAAAACGATTGTATTCGTTATAAACATATGGATGTGCTGTCAAATCAGCAAAGAAGGTAGGAGAGCACAATGCAACGATGTTAGCAATAACGCTACCATTAATAGAGTTTTGACGAATATAGTTTACAATAGCCTGTGTTTGCCCTAAAGGATTATCACCAGTAGACTTAAGGCCAATACTCATACCTTTAGGAGTGTTTGTCCCAGTGAACTCTTGGTACATGTTGTATGCTACAGTGCTGTTAGGGGCGTATACGTTGCCATCCATCAACATTTTAACACGAGCGTATTCCAGTGTTAAAGCGTGTGAACGACGCAGACGGGCCATTTTCTCAGCTCTCACCTGAGCTAATTGAACACTCTCCCCAAAATTACTATCCCAACTCATCACACCATTGATATCGGTAGGTGTAATCATATCATCCAAAGGGAAGTGAGGGATTTGGAATGCCAACACTTGTTGGGTTTTGTTAGGATTAGCTTGGTGACGCTCATTCCAGTTACGGTCTTCAATCAAAGCTACAGATTCGTTTTCTAAAGGAACTAATACAGTTCTTTGTGTTTTGTATTCATTGTTAAACAATCCAAGATTATTTACCACTCCCCATACGTTAGGAACGATATTAATCTTATCAGATAGGTCAGCTAATTTACCTGGCTCAAAAGGGTTATGAATTGCCATTTCTATGTATCTCCAATATATTTATAATGTTTGTTAATATCTAATTGTTATTTTAAAGAGGGGAAGTATCTACTGCATCTGATTTCAAAAGAATAATACCTTGTTTCTCAAGGAGAGCTCTCACTTTGACCATACGTGCAATCTGGTTAGCATCGTCAGTTCCTCTGTTTGTCAATGCATTAGCTTCACTCACTGTATCTTCTTTAAGCTGAACTTCACCACGCACAAATGCCACGGCTGGTGTAGCAGTGACTGCATCTGCAATAGTATTAAAGCTATCTTTAGCTGAATATCTATCACCAAACACCACTGCAAATTCATTAGTTACAACCAAAGCATTATCATTAGTAGGACCAACTGGACTATAAGGTGCATCTTGATCTAATTGGCCACTAGCGATAGTGCGGTATACTAATGTGCCCATTGGAATAGCTACATTATTCAATGAACCTGCTAAGTTAATATCCCGACGAGCATATCCTTCATTTGGCTCAACTTCATGCACAACCAAATTGGTCAGGCTGTTGAGATTTAATTCTAATCTTGCTGCTGCCATTTATGTTTCTCCTGTTTAAATCTTAGTTTCATACGAATCAAGTAGAATAATCCCTTGACGCTCTAATAAAGCTTTGATAGCCTTACATGTGGTAACATCTGTAGTGGGGTCTAAATCATTAGCTTCCCAAACAGTGTGTGCCTTTAATTGAACTTCGCCTCTAACAAAGGCGACAGCATCATTTTCCCCAGATCCGCTAGTGAACCATAAGTCTTTAGCGGAATATTTATCACCAAATACAACGGCATAATTAAAGACAGGAAGTAATCCCTTAATTCCATCTTCTTCTGCTCCTGGCCCTGGATCACCCTCATCATATTCTTCATTCTTATCGAATACAGTGTATGAAGCATTGAGGTTGAGAGATGAAGCTGAAGTGAGGCGATAAACTAGTTTCCCCATAGGGATTTCTATCATATCCCCCGGGTCGCCAGTTCCCTCATCATCAATAATAATGCTACGGCGAGCATAGCCAGCCGATGGGTCAATTTCGTGAACAAGGAGATTTGATAAATTGCTCAAATCATTTAGTTTATCCAACATCCTTCATCTCCTTATTTTGCGCCATATTTAGAGCGCAGAATCTCACCCAAAATATCGTTGTCTTGGTTTTCTTTACCAGATGCGTTGTTATTACTCATTTGTTTCGTCAAATCAGATTCGTCAACAGCCTTGTCTTTATTCTTAAGGACATTGATAACTGCATCAAAACCCTCATCTTCCAGAGCACCAATAGCTTTATGCAAAGATGTATATTGCTCTTCTTCTTTAACGAACATCTTAATAATTTCTAGGCGTTCATTTAATTTCTTATCAGCTGCTTCTTTCTTTAATTCTTCCAATGCATTCAATGCATCTTCACGGTCTTTATTTG